GCTCCTGTTCCTGTGGTTGTTGTAGTTTCTTTTACACGATCATTGATGACTAAGGCCATTTAATCTCCTAGGCTAATCTTAAGATTGCGTCACTCGCATCTGCTGTTGGGAACTGAATAGTAAATGTTCCACTAGTAGATGTTTTGTCTCCACCAAAATCTAATACAGCTACAGCCTTGTTTGAGTCTGAACTGTTAAAGATTAATGCACCTCTTGCAGTGATAGTTGCTGATGTAAAAGATATATCAGCGAAATCGCAAAGTGCAGTAGTACCACTTGTTGTTGGAGTTACGCTTGTAAGCGTTCCGCCTGTTGCTGTGTATGTTCCAGAGTTTGATACCTCGTTGGAACTTGAATAAGCAGTTGTGGTTGCGTCTAGTGAAGCTGAGCTTGTATAAAGTGCTATTTTAAAAGTATCACCACTGGTAGCCGTAAAATTATGCGTACCTACTAGCAATTCTTGTTTAAAACTTGTGCATACAGCTTGAGTTATTGCCATGTTTTATCCTCCTATGGGTTCTGTGATTGCAAAGGAGTTCTTAACGCCCCGTGCATGTACTCATCTCTTCGGTGTCTTCCTTGCTGTTCTATAACTAGCTCTTGAAGGGCACGTTGATATGATTGTTCATATAATTGCAGCATTTCCGCTGGTCCCTTCAAAAATTTGAAGGCTTCTGCAAGACATCCATAAAGCAATAGTGCCGGAGCATTATTACCCAACCAAGAGGTTGTATTTGAACTAGACAGTCTTGTTGGTAATCTAGTAATTCCTAACTCAACGTTATAAGCTAAATCTGGAGTAGGTGCAACATAAATTGTGTTGTGGTCCCACCACGCCCAATAACGAGGAGTCCCCGTTGCCGTTCGATCTGGCCAATATTCGTTCATATAACTAATATCGCGTTGTTCTAAAAATGACCTCGTTGTAGCACTAGGAGAAAATATCTGCATTGTTCTAATAGTACCAAGAGATTCTGGTGTAGGTGTCGTTCCACCCGGTAATGATAAAAAAGCATTACTTGCTACAAGGTTTGCTGTTTGATGAGATTTAAATACATCTAAATCTACATCTCTAAATATCCTGTTTTCTGCATGTTCAATAAAATCATTTGTTCTTGTAGCTGTTAGGACATCTGTACTAACTTCTGTGTAGTCTAATATTTGAGTTGTTAATTCTGCGTATGTAACGGCCATTATGATGTACTCACTGATACTGTACCAATAGATGATACAACTGTAGGTTGTTTTTTATCTGTTGTTGGTTTCATAGAATCATTGTAATCAAAAAATCCTACTCCTCCAACAAATACTGTTAAAGGTTCTGAACGAGCAGGACGTGCATCTTGTAAACTTTGTGCATCGGCCGCGTGTCTTTGTCTTTCCTGTTGAGGGTGTTTAGCTTCAAACTCAGATTTGTGAACTAAAGAACCATTCCATTCTTTGACCATTTCTTTGTAAGGAAACTCCATACCACTACGATCAGATATTGCTTTCGCATATTTACCCGAAGCATGTGCCATTAGATATATCCTCTCTCTGGTGTAGCAAAGAAACTAGAACGTGGTCTATCTTCTTCTGAAGCTCGTTGCCACTCTTCTTCATATAATTGTTTTAGTAAAGGTGTTCTCTCTGGTGCTTTTTTTACTGACATATAATAAGCAAGGCCAGAAGACAAACAAGGTATAAATCTTGTTGGTACTTCTAGTTGATCATTATAATCACCAGCATCCTGTATTTTAGTTAGACCATAATATTTAAATGTGTGTGCACCATCTGGTGTTGGATATAAATATAATGTTGGTGTTGAAGCACCTCTCTCTAAAAAATATTGTACAGGTGTACCCTCTGTAGATTTCTTTGAAATGTTTAAATACTCTGCACGACTAATACGATCAACTTCTATATCTGTTGTTGTATCACTAGTTGTAAATAAAACAGCTTCTAGTATGTCAACTAAATCTGAATCTAAAGTGTAACTAGTTGTACTACCAGTTAGTGTTTTTGTTCTAAGCTCAACAGTCCAAAGATTAATACCTCTGTTAGCCCATTCAGCTAACATTATATTTAAAGAACGTCTTGCACTTTTTAAATCATAACCAGATCTAGAATTTATACCACATCTTTCAAATGCCTCTTCTATGAGCTGATCTACATCTAAATCAAAAGTATTAGTTCCGGACGTTGCCATTACTTACCTACTTTTTTCATAGCTTTCTTATGAGCTTGTGTAAAAGTTTTACCTTTTTTCATAGCTTTTTTCATAGAAGCCATATGTTTTTTTGTATGGTGTTTAGAGTGTTTTTTCATGGTCTTTTTTTGACCACCTGTTAATTGTTTCGGCATCGAAGACCTCGATATCATTTTTAGTTATAGTAAGCTACTACAAAGTCGCAGTTAGTTACGTCAACAAAAGCTGCTGTTTCGAATCTTACACCATCTCCGTCAAAATTCATAGTCAAAGGTTCATTCGCTGCTGTACCCCATTTTAAATGAATTTTAATCACGCCAGCCGCAGAAGTATTATCATAAATTTTTACTTCACCATCAGCCGCACTTGATTGACATTGAATTGATTTTATTCTTATTGGACCAAGGTTAGCATTACTACCAGCCACGGAACCTTGTAGTCTTCCATCTGACGTTAATGCTGTGCTTGCTTTTACATCACTCATATTATCTCCTATTGATAAGTGTGGGGCCGAAGCCCCACGAATTAGTTTATGCTAGTACTAAACCAACAAAAGTTAATCTGATTACAGTAGCACTACCCGGATCTCCACTTACTACTACTTCTACTTCATCAGCAGTTGTAGTTGCACCTGTTAATCCTGTAATACCTCTGACACCATTACAACCAAAGACACCTTTGAAACCAGTAGAGTTTACTGCTACAGCAATGCCGTCAGTGTATGAATCTGTATCACCATCATCACCAATATCAACTAAGTTGACGTTGTTTGTTGATGCTGTAGTTACGTTAAGAGCAACACACATAGGGATAAAGTTTGCAGGCATACCTATTGACGCCTCTTTACCAGTTGTTGCACCGTTAGCTACAGTGATTGTTGCTTGGTATGTTTGTAAAGTTGATGTGTTAGTAGCTGCTGCATTTAACAAAAGTGAACCTGCTGAATTGCTTGAAACATCACCAGTTGACACACTATTTAAAGTTGCGTGTTCTGAAATTGCACCTGTACTTGTATTTTTAGTTATTACTTTGTGACCAGCTTCCGATCTTACCGGACCGCTAAAAGTTGAGTTAGCCATTTTTACCTCGTAAGTAAAGTCATACTGTCTCTACGAGCGTCTGCTAGGGCAGTCAGTATAACAAATTATCCTAGTTGTCTTGTGGGGGACTAAGCCCCCACAAGTTAAGAGTAATTATGCTCCCGGTGAACCAAAGATACCTCTAAAGTCAGAGAACCCGAATGAGTATCTTTCTCTAGATTTGTATCTAACGTTTCCAGTTTCAAAATCGCCTTCCATCTTAGTGGAAATTGGCGCTCTTTGGAAGTGTTTTAATCCGTTAGGCGCATCAGTTTTGATAAAGAATGCATCTGTATCAGTTAAGTAGTTATTCACTACATAACCTTGAGGAATCATTCCCATGCTGCCTACAGCATTAATATCATTATCACCTGTGCCAACTCTTTGACCAGACTTCATTAGTCTTTCAGCAGTGAATTGAAGATTTACTGGAATAATCATTTTCGTACCGTTGAGAGCGATTTTTAATCCTCTATCGTCAGTAAGTCCAGCAATGTCAATCAATGCTTGTTCTAAAGATGTCTCGTTTAGATCAGCAGCAACTGTTAATTCGTTTTTGATATTGCCACCAGTGGTTGGGTGAGCAGTAGAACATAATTCTACGCCGTCTCCACCTGTGAAGCTAGAATCAAACGCATTATTTAATACGTTAGCTGCTTTCACCTGTTTGGCATTTGCCATTGAACGAGCTAATGCTTTTGTGTATCTTGAACTGATCTTGTCGTAAAGGTTATCCTCTACGGCTTCTTCAGTGATTGAAAAAGCAAGAGCTATAGTTTCGTGTGTATAGCGAGCAGTAAAAGACTCAGTCGCGTCATCATAATTAACTGATCCGCCTTCTGGTTTTACTTGTGCCGCAC